AATCACGGCTGTTCAGAACAGATCGCGATATGTACGAAAGGTTGAAAGCTGCAGCTAACCGTTAATATGCAAGACATAGGCGCGGTTACGCCGAGCCATAAGGGTTACGCCCACACCGTAAAAACCAATTTTTGAGGATCTGTCATGGCGACTCTTCGCTCTGACATCATCATCCCTGAGGTATTTACGCCGTACGTCATTGAGCAAACCACTCAGCGTGATGCCTTTTTGGCTAGCGGTGTGGTCCAGCCAATGGCCGAGCTAAATGCCTCTTCGGATGGTGGTGACTACGTGCAAGTGCCTTTTTACAAGGCAAACCTGTCAGGCGACTTTGAGCGCCTGACTGATAGCTCTTCCCTGACTCCAGGCAAGATTGAAGCTGACAAACAGGTTGGCGTTGTTGTCCATCGCGGCAGGGCTTTTGAGGCCAGAGATTTGGCGGCACTTGCTGCCGGTTCAGACCCCATGGCTGCTATCGGCAACAAGATTGCTGACTACATCGCCAACCAACGCCAGAAGGACCTTCTTTCCTGCTTGGCCGGTATTTTCGGCGCTGTAGGCGACACCAGCTCTGCTTCATTTGCCGCCTTGGCTGTTGATGGCGCATCTGGTGACACACCTACGCAGCTGACTGCCCGTCAGATTGTTGAAGGTCAATCTCTGCTGGGCGACCAGGGGGAAAAGCTGGCAGCGATCGTTGTGCACCCCAAGGTCTTTTATGACCTGAAGGAGCGCCGTGCGCTTGACATGATTTACGACAACAACGGCCAGCCTGACTCTGGGGCAACCCAAGGTTCATTGGCTAACGCCTTTGGCAATGTTGCTGTTCCCACCTTCATGGGAATGCGCGTGATCGTGTCTGCTGATGTTCAGACCGCTGGTTCCGGTGCTTCCACCGAGTACGCCAGCTACATGTTCACGCAGGGTGCCGTTGGCTCCGGTGAGCAGCTCGGCCTACAAACCGAGACAGACAGGGACATCCTTGCCAAAAGCGATGCGATGTCTATTGATCTGCACTACGTGTACCACCCGATTGGTTCATCGTTCTCCACTTCCGTTTCCAACCCCACAAGGGCACAACTGGAAACTGTGGGCAACTGGACCAAGGTGTACGAGACCAACAACATTGGCATCGTGCGGATTACCACCACCAGCGCACTGGATTGAGGAGGTAACTAACCATGGCATCCATTTTCGAGGCAACAGCAGGTAGCGCAATCGGCCCTACCAACGGCGGCACTGTCACGCAGGCCACCAACAAAGGAACCGCCGTGACTCTCAACACAGAGTCCGGTCAGATCACCATGGCAGGCGCTGAGCTTGCCGGTGCTGCTGAGGTGAGTTTCACAGTCAACAACGACAAGGTCACCGCCACTGACGTGGTCGTGGTCAACCACAGTTCTGCCGGCACTGCTGGCAGCTACATCGTGCAAGCCAACAGCATCGCCGCTGGTTCGTTTGCAATCACTGTGGCCAATGTTGGCTCAACCGCAAGCGAAGCTATTGTGCTGAGCTTTGTGCTTCTCAAGGGCGCTAGCTCCTGATGGGCATGTTCGCCTTTCGGCGGATGAAGGAACGCGAGGCTGCTGCACAAGCGGTGGCCTCCGCTCCCACCAAGCCGACTAAAAAGACTTCTACTCCGAAGCCCGATGGCAGTAACAATCGACGCAACAGCGGGCGGGGCAGACGCCAACAGCTACATGACGCTGTCAGAGGCTGACACCTTCGTTGAGGCAATGATTTCCAGCTCTGATGTCTCCAAGTGGACAACGGGCAATGATGACAGTCGCAACCGTGCGCTAACTGCAGCGGCACAGAGGCTTGACCGTGAACGATTCCTTGGAGCACGGGCAACAGACACTCAAGCCCTGCAATGGCCGCGCACAGGCGTTCGTAAGCCTGATACCTATGTCAACACGTATGCGACTGGCTTCCCTTTTCGCATTTCTGACGATTACTTCACAGACACGGAGATTCCAGATCAGGTCAAGCGTGCCCAGATTGAGATGGCCGTTTACCTGAAAAACAATGTTGACGGCATCAGCCTTGGCGGCCTTGAGGACTTCAAGAACGTCAAAATCGGCAACTTGGACGTGACACCTGACAAGACTGGCGCGATTGGTGCTGACCGTGTGCCGCCAATGTTTGAAAGGTACTTGACGGGCCTTAGAATTAGCGGACCAGGCAACATCGCAATCAAACGGAGCTGACCATGTACGAGGATCTTTCGGGCGGCTTTGAGTTCATCTCTGACACTGCTGCGCACACCGGCAGGTTCAGCAAGATTTACTTTAAAGAAGACACCGTGATTGACGCAATCACCGTCAAGAACGCAACCGGCAACAGCTTGGCTGGCGAAACATTCGTTGCCGACACTGAAATCTGCGGAATCATCACAAGCATTACGCTGACCAGCGGTGGCTGCCTCGCTTACAACCTCTGATGAGCATTGCCACTTCACTGGTCAATGTCGCTGATAAGGTCATCAGCAAGTTTGGCGGTGATGTGACGATCCGCTTTGTTGCTGCAGGCGCTTATGACACGTCAGATGGAACAGTCGCTGAGACAAACACCGACAGTGAGGTGAAAGGCATCCTTGAGGATGTGGTGAACAAGGAAGTCAACGAGCTGATCCAGGCCGGTGACAAGCGTCTTACGGTTGCCGCAAAAGACTTGGATTCAGCCCCTGAAACTAAAGACAAGGTGCTTATCAGCACTGTTGTCCATCAGATCATCAGCGTTGAGACAACAGAGCAGGAGAACACTGCTATCACTTACGAGTTGATCCTGAGGGCATAGCGATGGCAAAAGAAATCCCGTTAGGCCAAATCGGTGACCACATGGATCAGGCAATCCAGCGGCTTGTTAAGACTGTCACCACTGAGTGGCATGATCGTTGTGTTGATAAAACCCCAGAGGACACAGGGGACCTGAAACGTGCTTGGCGGCTGGACATCAGCCAGCCATACCGCGGTGAAGTTACAAACAACATGGCTTACGCAGAGCCTGTCTGCTACGGCACCAACCTGCCGCCTTCTTGGAAAGACAAATACAGAACACGCAAAAATACTGTCCCAGGTTTTCCCGAAATACTTGGCAAAGAGCTTGAACCATGGGCGCAGCGTGAGTATCAAAAGATCATCAGGAGGGGTTGATGGCAGCAGCAGATCTCAACAGCATCAGGGCAACCATTGAGGGCAGGCTGGCTACAGAGCTTGCAAGCAGTCCGGCTATCCCTGTCGTCTTCCACAACATGCCTTATGAACCAACGCCGAACAGCTCGTGGGTTCAGTGCTTAACAAGCTTTGGGTCCAATGAATACCTTGGCCAAGGATCAACTTCAAGCGCGTACAACCGGATTGTCGGCTTGGTTGTTCTGAACATATTTTCAAGCAAAGGCGTAGGCCCTGGCGCTAATTACGTTATTGGAAAACGAATCCGAGACCTTTACAATAGGGTGATCGTGTCGGGGGTTTTCTTCGACGCTCCAATTGGTCCAGAGGCACTGGCTTCACCAGCACCCGAGGGCTATTTTCAAACACAGGTCCGTGTGACCTTTGAATCCATCGAGGAACTCTGACCATGGCCACCATCCGAGGTGAATCCGGTTCTGTCCAGTTTGAAACTGGTTCAGGCAGTCTTGCAGCCGTTGTAGGCACCCGAAGCTGGAGCCTGACAACTACAAAAGAAACGCTTGACACCAGCGTGCATGGCAACACCTTCCGCCAGTTTGTCGGCAGCATGATTAGCGGCTCTGGCACTGTCGAACTGGTGTATGACCCAGACGCAACTGGGCAGGCCGCTTTCATTGAGGATGTGATCAAGGCAGGCGACACAGCAGATGCGTCGTTTGAGTTGTTCACAACTGGCAGTTCTGCAGGCTCAGATTCTGTTGCTTTTGGCGGAATCATCACCGACATGGAAATCAGCTCCACGGTTGGTGAACTTGTAGTTGCCTCCTGTAGCTTTATCACCAGCGGCACTATCACTTCCAACCTGGAGTGAGGAGGCTATATTTAAGCGGCAAATGTGTTGCTTAAATGCCTGCTACTGCACGGACGGTTGACTTGCTGGTTGGGGCCTTTGATCTCAACCAGCGCCGCAAGTACGAACTAAAAAATGAAGCAGGCGACAAGGTTGTTGACCTGTACTTCAAACCAATCACCCGTGCTGACCGCAAGAAGGCGCAAAGCCATGCCGGGTCTGAAGAAGCTTTGGTGATCAGCACCCAGATGCTTTGTCAGATGGCGGAGCTTGAGGATGGCTCTAAAGCCTTTGCCGCTGCTGACGCTGAGAAGTTGCAGCGCAAGTTGCCTGAATCTGTCCTGAACGACATTGAGCTGTTCCTGTTTGGCATCGGTGAAGAGGCGGGGTTGGACGACGCAAAAAACGACTAAAGCAGGACAAGTGGACTTCTTTTGAGTTCTTCCTGGCCTGCGAGCTTGGCATGACTGTTAGCAGGCTTCGCACGGAACTAACCGATGCGGAGCTTGTTTATTTTGCTGCCT